GAGTACAGAAATGAAACAAATTAAATTCACTGTAACCGAAGATCAAATTAAAGAGGGGGTCCCTAGTTCTAGCGAATCATGCCCAGTTGCACTCGCCCTAAAAAATAAATTACCAGAATTTTCTCGTATAAGTGTGCGCCCGCATTGTGTGTACTTTTATACCCCTGGGGAACGTTACTACACAGCAATTGGAATACTATCAGATAGAGTTATAGATTTTATAACAGATTTTGATACAGGAGTTCCAGTTATACCAGAGGAATTTGAGATTTTGATTCATGATGTTAAGAGGAAAATATGAACTTGTTGAGTAGGATTTTTACTGTTAAATTTGAAGTCACTGAAGAGCACATTAAAAACGGAAAAAGGTCGGATTCCCATATGTGCCCTGTATCACTTGCACTAAAAGATAGATTTCCAGAGTTCACAAAGGTAGTAGTTGGATACTCAATAATCTATCTTTATATTGAAGGGAGTCCTTACGCGAGTCATTATGTGTGTCCAAATACGAGGCTAAAAACATTTATAGCAGACTTTGATAGAGGAATGTCGGTAAAACCTTCACGCTATGATGTACGGATTTATAAGATGGGTAAAGATGAGTAAACGAAAAATAAAAATCAAAGTTACTGAAGAGCATATTAAAAATGCACACAAAACAGATATAATACAGTGTCCAATTGCTCTCGCTTTGAAAGAAAAACTTCCAGAGTATAAAATGATAATAGTTGGGTGCAGAAGAGTGTTATTATTTAGGGGATTTAATGGGGAGCACGCAATTGGAACTGTAACTCATACTATGAGAAATTTTATTAGGGAATTTGACAATGGTAATCCAGTAAGTCCCTCCCACTATACTATCGAGATTAATGAGGAGAGTAAGGATGAGTAAACGAACAATCAAGATCAAAGTTAGTGAAGAACATATTAAAAGAGGAGGCAGATCAGCCAGCACTTGTCCCATTGCACTAGCTATTAAAGAAAAATATCCAGAGTTCGATGAAGTAGTGGCGGGAATTCATAAAATTAAATTATATCCCGATCATAAACCCAGAATTAAATGGGTAGCTAGAACTCCACAAGAATGTTATTTATTTATTGTGGAATTCGATAATGGCGGTTATTATGGCCCATTTGAAACGGAAGTAGAGTTTGAGTTGTCATATGATTAAAATCCAAATAACCCAGGATGACATCGACAAAGGAAAGAAAATGGACCCATCTAATTGCCCATTGGCTTTAGCTATTAAAAGGCAATTAAATCCGGTAAGTGTTAAAGTATCTCCTTGGTGTGCCGTAATAACCAATACGGAAATAGAGGGTGCAAAACGGTATGGAATTGTTGATAACGGGTTTGTAAAGAGATTTGATAGAGGGTATGAAATAAGACCCACCACAGTAGAATTAATTGGAATGAATAAAGATTGAAAGGGTCCCCCTTTCCCCAATTTTTTAGTGGGGTGAGGGGTTTTTATTTGTATGTGATTGGTAAATGTAATTCGATTTGCAGTGGGAAGGAAATAGAGGGGTGTTAGTTAGTGGTTGTAAGTGGAGGATTGCGCCGGTTAAATTTAAAAATTGATTGTTGGATGATTGATAATATTGTTGGTTGTTGGTTAATTAACAGTGGTTTTAAATATATTCACTGTGAATTCCCTTGCGATATGTAGATAAGGGGTTGACAAAAGTGTGCGGATGAGGTATATAGGGTGATTGCAAATATGCAAGGATGAACTTTCACTCCCGATTGAAAGTTAGGCGGTAGACAAACGTATATGGGCTGGATAGTGTGGGAACCACTATGCCGACCGATCCACCGAAGAATATTCAAAAAAAGTCGCCCAAACACTTGGCATTTGGGCTTGGCTTGTGATACTATGTCTGTACAGTTGAATATTGAATAGAACGGTTGAGTATGGGCTGATGAAGTCCTGACGGTTTGCACCTTGACAATTGAATACTTGCAGTGGTTAGGCGATCGGCGAAAGCTGATGGTGCTTAGCTAATTGTGAGTGTTCCGAGAATACGGTTAGGAGAAAAAGAAAATGGCTGATAAGAATGACGTTATGTTCTACGTAAAGGCGTTTGATCTGGGTCTCGGACTTGCACCCGGTTTCCCGGTTGTTAAGAAGATGATTCGCGACCTTAACTCCGCTCTTCCCAAGAAGGTTAGAGAAGCTATTGCTTCCGAATCTAAGGGAGATGAGCTTGAGAACTGGGTTAAGAGCGTAAAGGAGGGTAATTCAACCTTCCAAGACTACAAGGACGGACTAAACAAGTGGATCAAGCTTGTTATTACTAAGCTTGAGAATGAGCCTGAAGATTCCGAAGTCTTTGAGTCTAAGCGGGGACGCGATGTCTCTGCAATCGAGATCACGCTATTTGGTAAGACTGCAACGCTCCCTGAGCAGGTTCTTACTCTTATCGAGGGTTCTAAGCTAGCTGAACTGCTAGCGGTTGGAGTCGGTGAAGAGAGATGGGATCAGGTTTATCCTGTAATGTCTGGATTGCAAACTGCAATCCAGAAGTTTAAGGATCAAGCACCAGAAGCGGTTAAGCCTAAGCGGGCAAGCAAAAACACCGCTAACAGTGGGGGAGAGGCGCCGGAAACTGTAGAAGAGGTTACTCCGGAAGCAGCGGCTTAACGTAGAACGAATAGGGAATAGAATGGTCGGTGGCTAGAAATAGCTATCGGCCATTCTTCGGATTAAGAAACAAGGAAAGTCCAATGAGGGATAATCTATTACCAAAGATCAGCATTCCAAGTGTGAACATTCCAAGGGTGTTTGCTAGTAGCTTGCAGCATACTTACTGTGAGTTTCTGGCGGGACACGAAATTGAGGCGTTGCCGGACTTTAACGAAGTAATGCAATCCATTGAGGAAAAGGAAAGGAGATACTTGGAAGAAACTAAGCAAGTTGAACCATATCAACCTGTAATAAAAGTCAGGAAACGTTTTAGTTTAGGTGATATGGAATGACCGAGAGAGAAATTTGGGAGTTACTAGTTAACTACAACTCTCATATCACTGCCAACATGATAGCGATTAAGTCAGGATGGGAATATGAAGCGGTTAGACCTGTATGTAATAGGTTCAATTGGTTCATGAGTCAGCCTGAAGTGATTAATGAACTAGCGGAGTTAAAACTTCCAAGGTGAGCACAATGCCAACGACCGAAGAAATTAGACGGCTTCCGCTCACAGGGAAGTCCTATGATTATCTACAGACGGTGACAGTCCACAAGCTAAGTAAGGAAGCCAGAGAAGCGTACTATCAATGGTTTGTGGATTATGGTAAGGTATTCAATCTAGTTGCTTATCTCTTACGTGGTGAGAGAGGTTAGCAACAACAAAGGTCCTAGTTAGGCAATAGTCTAGCTGGGACCTTTTTTATTTGAGCTCGGTCAAACAAACGTTTGATTTAAATAGGCGCTTTAAACCAGTGTTTTCTAGACTATATAGACTAGTAGTCAATAGACTAAATAATGTATTGCTTGTTTCATTGTTTATATAAACTCGTCTTTGCTAGAGCAATGAAAATGAAATAAGGGTCCCCCTTCAACACAAACTTATTTCTACCATTTCTCTATAAGGGAATAAATTATACCCTCTAACATGTAGTCCAAATTCCCATTCTTCTCATTTGCTTCTCAAATCTTTTTCTTTGACGTTCTATTTTCTTAATAGTTTCAGGTCGTGCACCTTCCATTACATACACTTCAATGTTCTCTGCCTTACAGTTTAAACAATTACCATCCTTAAATCTTAACCTCTCATACCCCTTTAGTTTCCTGCCCAGTACTAATGAATGTAAATATTCACCTGACCTTCTACAATTAATAAATAACTTATCTCCAGACGAAGTTTTAATAGTCCATGTCTTTCCAATAACAGACCCATAAAACCGTCTATCTACATATGCTACTCTACCATCTAAAAAATGAATCTCAACATGATTCTCATTAACATTATCTATAACTAAATTCATTTTAAATCACCTCTAAATACTAGTCATATGACTAGACTCGTATTAATACGGTTATCCGCCTCGGACATAGCGCAAAACATCCCCTACCCCCTAAAGGGGGTGTAGGGGGGATTTATGCGCTAAAATGTCGGACCATTGCGATATCATAGCGCACAAACCCCAAAAAATACAACGTTTCTGCGGGTCCATGCGTTAAATTTTGAACCTAAAAACTACCTTCCTCCACTTTATAGCGGATAAAGCCGAAACCCCAACACCTAAACCCCTTTATGCGTTAACGCTGAAATAGGTAGACATTCGAGAACGGATAAACCCCTTTATGCGTGGCTATTTTGAACCTGAGACACCCCTTTTCCCACTATTTTTTCGCTAAAAAGCGGCCGCCGAGACCACTACCGCAAAACTAGTCAAAACACTAAGTAGGAAATGCGAAGCGTGTGTTACAATATTCCCTACTGAGGGACAAAATGAATCAATATCTGATAGATTGGATAGGAGGAAATATAAAGTTTGTTTACCATCATGTAAACAATAGGACCAGTCGTCTAAAATCTCTAACCAAAGAGGATAAAGAAGACATTGTTTCCCGTGTACTACTGAAACTAGCAACAGCAGCAGAGACCATAGAAAAGGTAGATAATTATGAAGGTCTAGCCCAACAAACAATTACATTCGAGCTATTATCATTTCTACGCGTAAAATCCAGAAAGCCAACAATAACTGGATACGATTTAGAGGTAGAAATCAATGAATGGGCAAAATTAGACGATCAACTAACCGCCGAATTGCTGTCGATCAAAGAACCAACAATTAAAAACTTCCTAAACGGTGGAAATTATCCACCGCCCAGAGTCATTAAGAGAATAAAAAATGGCAGATAAGAATTTCCTTCCCACTACAAAGGTGTCAAGAGTCCACCCACTGTTCACTAAGGACCCAGTTAACGGTAGATTAATTTGCGGAGCGTTTAGAGCACACGGAAAAGAAGAGTTTGAATCTTCAGGTCTTTCTCCAGAAGAACTTGTTCAACCAGATAAACTGTTCCTATTTAAACAATGGGTCTGTCATAATTCACCATATACCCGTAGTGATGGACATTATAATGGAAGATGCCAAATGCATGGAGCAAAACAGGGCAGACCTGTAACACACGGTAAATACGGCTCTAAAATAATTCCCCTAACCCCAGAAGAATTCAGACAAATCAGCAAAGATGGGATACACAAGGATTTAAATGATGAATTAACAATCCTTTCCCACATTATTAGGAAGAAGCTCCCACAGCTTGCTGGAGAGCACGCTGCAAAGGCAAATCGTGACCTGGCGGCTAAAATTGAGCAAATGGAAAAGGCTATTACAAAGCTGGAATTCAGTAAGCTCAAAGATGTTATGTCAGATATTAAAAAGATGATATCTGAAAAATCTGATTCCGAAAATGCTGAGGAAGAGATTCAAAAGTCAGTAGAACGTTACTCCAAAGTATTTGATATTGAAATGAAGAGACGTAAAATGTCAGATGATTACGTTCTCAAGGCTGAAGTAGTTACTTTGGTAAGATGCCTATTGACTATTGTTATGCAGGAGGTAACTGATGGAGCGCAGAGGGAAAAAATTAGAAGGGAATTTGGTTCAATCATTACTAGAAATTACGAACGACATATTAAGGGACCCAACGAAAACACCGAGAGTCCTAATAACGGACCTGAAGATTCGGACGAAGGATCGGAATCTGATTACATTGACGCCGAATACAGCACAGACACTGTATTCGAGGGACAATCCTAATCTAATAGAGCCGTTTAGAGGAAATCGTGAGATAATTCTAAAGGCTCGACAGATGGGCTTTTCCACTAGAATAGCCGCAAGAATGTTTGAGGATACTATTAATATTCCAAACACTCAAAGTATTATCATAGCTCAAGACGAAGATAATTCCAAGCGCCTATTCCAAATGGTTAAGCGTTTCTATGATAACCTGCCAGAAAATAAAAAGCTCAAGCTAGGAACTGATAGTAAAACTGAGCTCTGGTGGCCTCAAATTGACTCTTATTTTGCAGTAGGATGGGCAGGTTCAAAGAAAGTGGGACGTGGAAGCACTATTAATAACCTCCACGGAAGTGAAGTTGCATTCTGGGAAGATGCAGGTCCGCTTATTAGTGGTATTATGCAGTCTATCCCACAAGATGGTAATATCTTCCTAGAAAGCACTGCAAACGGGATTGGTAATTATTTCTATAAAGAATACCAAGACGCAGGATCAGGGAAATCAATCTTTAAGGACAGATTTTACCCTTGGTTTTTGGAACCTGGATATAGAGCTGACTCTTTAGTTGGTGGGGGTGTATTTGTTAGAGACTCTGAAGAGGAAGAACTAGCTCAAAGGTACAATCTTGACGATCAGCAATTAATTTGGCGCAGGAATAAGATTCTTGAGTTGAAGAATGCAATGAAGTCAGGAGAGAACGTAGGTACATTCCCACAAGAATATCCCTGCAATCCAGACGAAGCATTTATGATTACGGGGTCAACTTATTTTGATAATAATAAAATTATTAATGAGTTAATCCCCAGAACTCCTAATGAGTGGAGAGAAATTCTCCCCCCACTGTGGGCGAGTAATTTACGCCGCGTTCGAGACAACCCAAGAAACCAATTTGATATTTGGGTAGCGCCGCAGTCTGGTCATAGATATATAATTACTGCTGACCCGTCAGAAGGAATCAATACTGACGATCTCCATGACTATTGTTCAAGTGACATTATAGACGTGGAAACTTGGGAACAAGTTGGAGTATTACATGGAAGATGGGAGCCGTTTGAATATGCAGGCTTACTTTACGAATTAGGAAAATGGTATAATAACGCTCTAATTGTAGTAGAAAGAAATAATCATGGACATGCAGTTCTAACTAATCTTATTAACCACTATGGCTATCCTTCTATGGAAGGATATAGCGGTGTCTATGCACACAGAGATTATGACTCAACCAGAAAGTCTAAGCAATCTACTTTAAAGCCTGGATACCCAAACAATGTAAAAACTAAGGCTATCGCTTTAGGCGCACTGTATACTGTAACTAGTGACGGATCACTTAATATTAAAGATAAAAGAGGACTGAAGCAGATGCTAACGTTTGCAAAGCTCCCTGGAGGTAAATTAGGCGCTCTTTCTGGACATCATGATGACAAGGTTCTTTCACTGGCACTTGGCGCAGCAGTTTTAACAGACGTTGAGTTTAATAATTTAGAACAAAAAATCACCAATAAGCGGAAATCAAGAATCATAACCGGTAAATCATTAAAAAGAGTAGGAAGAATTCTATGACAAATCCCATTCCCACTTTTTCAGAGGACCTTAGCTGGGTTCCATCCACTATTATTAAGCAGCATCCAGGTGCCAAAACTTGTGTTGCGTGCGTAGCAGCTTCTATTGTTAAATGTTCAATAGAATACGTTTATGATTATTTAGTTGTTCCATTTGGAGAGTTTATTTATGATAGTGAATTTGGGATTTTTATGTTAGCCCACGGATTTTGTTGCCTCCCCCACTTAAGATTGGACGAAGGAACTACTGGACTAACTACAAATACTCAACTCAACTTTACTGTTGATCTAGAAAATTTTCCGTGCTTTATGTCTGTAGAAACAGAATTTAAAGGAGTAGAGCACGCCGTATTTTGGACTGGTAAGGAAGTCCTGGACCCATCCCCACTGGTTGATAAGAAAGAACTTTCTGAATATAAAGTAACTACTATAATTCCAATCTTTAAGCGAGAATGGGAAAAGCCTAGAATTTTACGGGCTTTAGAAATAGGATTCTAATCTAGCCCGGGTTTACAAACTAGTAAAAATACCAGCTGAAAATCCAACGTCTATGTCATCATATACATGATGGCCAAATTTAACTTTAAAATCCTTCCACCGGGTTGGCTGTCGTATTCGCGTCAAGCTCTACAGAGTCGCGCGTATTACGATATGAATCCATATCCGTGGTACGGATTTGAAAAGTGGAAACTGGAGGAACTAGGACCATATCCTAGGTGCCTTCCGTTTTCTATGTCTATTATTAACAGATCGGCCATTTGGTTATTTGGAAAACAAATTAGTTTTAGGTTTCCAGGAAACGATGAAATTGAAAAAGAATTGAAGCGTTTTTGGAAGCTTAATAAAATGGACATTAAACTCGTTCCATTGGCCAAGAAGGGAGGACAAGAGGGTTCCGTATCTATTAAGTTTTCTTATAATAGTAAGGACAAGGTACCACTAAGACTTCAGGTTCTCTCTAATGTTGACCATGTTAAATTCTTTTATAATCCTCACAATAAAGAAGAGCTAATAATGGCCCGTGTTCAGTATCCATTTCAAAGTTTGGATACTGGAAATTGGTTTTGGTACAGAGAAGAATGGACTAATGACCTATATATTGAATATGAACCTATCAAAATTGAAAACTTCAGAATTAATGACAAGAATCCTTACGTATTTCTTGGCGCTCCTGTATTCCCTGATATTGATACAACAGTCAATTGGAAGGTAAAAAGACAGTCCCCAAATAGATTTGGGTTAATTCCTATAATTCCGATCCAGAATCAATCTAATGGAACTGAATTTGGAGTAGGGGACCTTTTTGGCCTCTTTCCCACTATTGACAGGATTAATCTCACCTATCATTTAATGGATAGGTCTAATCAATTAGATATTGATCCTAGGACTATCTATATTGACCTTGAACCAAAAGATGGTGACAATCCTGATTTTCCATCTCATCCTGGAACTCAGATTGATTTGCAGACTGTTGAATCAGACGATGGTTCTTCTAGGCAGGGAAAGGTACAACTTTTAGAAACTAGTGGAGCTATTAGAGAGCAACTAAACATCTATTGTAATGAGTTGAAGCAACAGCTGTTTGATGCAACCGGAGCTGTTTTTCCTAGACAAGAACATATTACTAATAAAGGTTCTCTTACTCAATCTGTTCTTATTCAAATGTATGCTCCTATGTTAGAAGTTATAGGAGAAAAACAAAAGAATTACGGACCGAATGGAATTATACTTTTGCTGCAAAGTATAGTTTTAGGTCTGTCAAATCTAGGAGTTTCACCCTTTAATAAGGTTAAAGGTATTGAAGATATTACAGACGAAAAGCTAGATTTCAGCCTTACATGGTTTAGTCAGTTTATGCAGTCTGAAGATGAAAAACTCGCTACATTTGATAGACTCAGTAGAGAAATTGATGCAGAGGTTACTGTTCCAAAGAGGGCAATTAAAGCTATTGCTGACATGGAAGGTTTTGATTTAACCGATAGTGAAATATCTGAAATTGAGGAGAAAGTAAATGACAGACTTAAACGTCAACGTGAGCAACTTTCTGACGGGCAGTCCCCAGGAAACAAGCCAAGAACCCCAGGATCAAATCAATCAAGAGTCCAAAAACGAGGAACCGCAATTAATGACGCAGAATGAAAAAGTTCTTCTTCCTGATCCCTCTCAATACGTATCTTTTTTTGAAAAATTTAGATCAGAGGGCAAGGTTGCAGAAATCGAAATTAACGTACCACCACTTGAACTGGTTAAGGGAGAAGGAACTTATAAGTGGGTTGGAGAGAAAGAATGGCCTGTAGTATTGGGTTACCCCTTTTATACTCAAACTAAGGTCTATGCATACGACAACAAAACCCTAATGGATATTAGAAAGGATTTAATTAATCCTGGATTTGATATTATAGTTCTTTATTGGTCTAATGAATATCAAGGTTTTGTTTGTGTAAGAGGAGATAATTATGAAAAGAGATAGTCTTAGGCTAATCCTCACTCCACCCACTAAGTTGGTTTTTATCGGAGAGGGTGAAAATTCCACAATTAAGGAACTTAGAGAAGCACTTGAAGCAGCTCAAAATGACGCCAAGAAATACAAAGAAGACCTAGGAAGAATTAATGGCGAACTTGAGGCGCTTAAACGTTCTCAAATGGGAGACATTGAGAGACTCCAAGCAGAAAGGGAGGATCTCGCTAAGCAAGTTCGAGAATTGACAACTAAGCTGGAATCCATTAATCCTGTAGTTGACCGCAATAAAACTCTATCTGAATTTATTAGTAGTCAATTTGAATCTAGAATTAATGCACTTCCAGAGGACAAAAGAGCAGGAGTTAGGGAACTTGCTTTTGTAGATGGTGACCCTGTTGCATCTCTTTCTAAACTAGAAAGTGCATTTAAGACTTTTGGCCTTGCGGATATTAATGCAGGTAGTATCACGAATCCAACTAAAACAGATCCATCTGCTAATCCTGACAGTAAACTTGATCCTAAGAAAGTTAACTGGAGTCAAGCTCTACCAAAGATTGATACTGGAAAGACAACTCAATAAATTCACAGTGAAGGACACGGGCCTTATCCGTTAATAAGAGGGTTTGATTCGGAGATTGCAATGAACAAAAGAACGATTAACCTAAATGTAGGTCTACATCAAACTCTCATCGGTGTAGACTCGAACGCTATTACTTTGGCCGACTATGCCATTATGAGCAATGATCCACTAGTAATGATGATTACTAAGTCTTTGCTTATGAATGGTGCCGTGTTTGCTGATATTCCTATCGTTACTGATAAGACTATGCAGGCACAGGGTGTTAGGTGGCAGGATAATCTTCCTGGAGTTAACTGGGCCAAACTTAACTCTGATCTTACCGTGGTTAAGGGTAAGCCAACGGCTTACTCTGAACAAGCGTTTCTTATGAGAAATGCTATCGACTGCGATGTTAAGATTATGGAAGACAAGAATCAAATTGTGGATCCTAGGGCCGCTCAGTTTGATGCCTATCTTCAGTCTGTTACCTACGACTTCAACGATAAGTTTATCAATAACGATCCTATTTCTGGTGAAGATGATGCTTTCACTGGTATTAGATATCGACTTGATAATCCTTCCACGTTTGGAGTTGCTTCTGAATTGAAGATCAATGCAAGTGCAGTTGATATGACTCAGAGCGGTATGACCGAAGCGACTGCTAATAACTTCCTTGAACACGTTCAAACTGTTTTGGATTATATGGGAAGACCGGAAGGCGATGGTGTTGTATTCTATCTCAACGATCTTATGAAGAGACGTTGGGAAAGGGCACTCAGACTTCTTGGTGGTGGTTCTGGTTGGAACGTTGTACGTGACGCTTACGATCGTGGAATTACTACTTATAAGAACGCTAGAATTGTAGATATTGGTAGAAAGGCTGACCAGTCTACTCGTATTATTACTAATACCGAGACTGCTGCTGGTCTTAATGGTGCTTCTACTCATACTTCAATTTACGCCGCTTGTTTCGGCGAAGAGCGTCTTATTGGCTGGCAGTTTGATACTTTGGCTAATTCTGTAAAGGATCTTGGCCTTATTGGTGGCCAGGGTATTACTGCCAGGATTCTGGTTGACTGGGCATTTGGTTTGCTTCCCATGCACACCCGATGTATGTCCAGAATTTATGGAATTAAGGTGAGCTAAATATGTACGACGCGCTAAATATCCTGCAAACTCTAGTTACTAAAACTGCTTCTTTTGGTGGTACTGGTTACGATCTAAAAACTGGTACCCCAAGAAGGGGGATGAAGGCTAGATTTCTAATCTCTTCTTATTCTGGTGATGGTAATGTCTTTACCCCCAAGATTCAAGAAAGCGAAGATAATACTACATTTTACGATGTTGGTGCTACTTCCCCGATTACCTCTACGACCTCTGCGGCTAGTAAGCTAATGTTTGTTTCTTTTGAGACCCAGAAGAGATACATTAGAGCTTATATGGAAGTTGCTGGTGCCGCTTCCCTTAGCCCATCTATCGCTTATCTTTGTGATCTAGGAATCGCAAAGCCGTAAATTAAATACGGGTGCTAGGTCTTTTCCTAGCACCCTAATAAATACTAT